TGGCGGTCCCAACGGACATCGAACCTAACTCTGTGAGTTCCGACTGTGACTGCCTTTGTTGCTTTCCTTGTCCCCGTGGTGTTACATTTGGTGTTACCTTGTCGAGTAAAAAGGATAAAAAAATAGCCGCCCCGAAGAGCGGCATAAGTCTACCATATTTTTAAAACAATGCCAACCCCGACAACTCCCTCAAATTCTTGGTTGGTTGTGTACCCTACCCCTGCAAATACACCAACGCCCGGCGCTCTCGCCTTGTGTAGGGCTCTTTTCCACTCAGCCCTGTCCTCTTCGTGGGCCGCCTTAATATTTGCGAACTCTTCGCCAACTACATCTTTTAGTTCAGCCAGCTTCTTTTCGCTCTCATTAAGCGCCTCTTTATATATCTCTTTTTCTTCCCTGTCTATCTTCCATCCGGTTAATACATCCCTGCCGGCCTTTTCAGTCAGCCAATACCCCTCCGCCTGACTTGTCCAGCCCTTCGGTACGTACTCTATCTCGGCGCTCGCTTCTGCTCTGCTCCAGCATAAGAACAAGCTCAGAAGCAACACCGTCAGAAGTAAGAGCGGAGACGATTTCCTCATTTTTTCGTGCGGATATGTAAGCATTTTTTTTCGCCTCCTTTATTACGCCTTCCAGTTTATCTAGCCTTGCGTTTATCTCTTTCTCTGCGTCTTTGACCACTGCCACAGAGGGGGGATTGTCGTGGTATATTATTTTACTTATCATATAGATACTTATAAATATGATCGCAATTGAGATAGCCCCTATGATTATTACCAACGTCTTTTTATTCACTGTGCCCTCCCTTCTCGCTGAACTTCTTTCCAACATATGAGCCCATGGCGATACCATAAACTCCGGTAAGTTCGGCGAAGTGTTCAAACGGCACACCAAAGCACTGCTCCAGCATCCAAGCTATTGTAAATATTAAGAATGACACAAAGCAGAACAGTCTTGGCAGGGACATGCATTGATCTTCATCATAGAGAGTAGAGAGGATGTCCCTGAAGATCTTCATTTAAATAACTCCTCAATAAGCCGTTGCGCCATAATATAAACAACCGCGCCCGTAACGCCAGAGATTAACATTATTACTCTTTTGCCGACGGTGTTCTGTAGCCATTCTTCGTGTGACTGATGGGGCGTGTTCATGTGCGCTTCGGCCTTGGCAAGCATTGCCTCTCTCGCCGCACATTTAAGATGCAGGCTATGAAGCTCGTTATGCCATTCCATGTTCTGTCGGTTAAGCTCGTCTTTTAATTCGTCTATTTTTTCTAGTATTCTCTGGATCTCATTCTCGCTCACCCGCGCCACCTCGCCTTATGTCCTCTCACATCAACATGCACAAAAGAAGCATACACTCCGATTCCTCCGTTCTTAAACACTGCGATTTGCTCCGCATAAAAGGCCAGTTTTTCGGGGGACATCCCGTCCGCCCTTATGTCTGCCGCTCTTCCCATGACATGTTGCGAGTTCGGGACTCCGCCAACGGCTTTGTTGTGGGCCTTACACCTCGTGGCAGAGTTTATAATGATTGGCTTTCCAATAAGATCCCTGAGCTCCTGAAGCCCCTTGACCAGCCTTATGTCTATATAATTGTTTGTGCATTTCCCGCACTTACACTTTAATTCACTCCTTGAGAAGTTCTTTGTCAGGTCGCCCATTATCCAACCACTCCCTATATCTTCCGTATAAGGCTTCTACGTTACGGGCATGTTGTGAGTTGCTCCCTGCCCCGTTATAGCCGCCAGCGATTTCCTTTAAAGTGTTATGTTCGCCCATTGCAGTTTTAAGATGTGCTGTTCCGTAGCGTATCGCCATGTCTGGATCAATCAGCACGGATATAACATTTGGGCTTTTGTGGTGGGCAGATAAATACCCCCATGCAGTAGGAATCATTAACTGCATAAGTCCATATGACGATGCAATCTCCAGAGGGGCAAGCCCCGTTTCTTTTTCTATTTTCTTAAATTTATTCGTATTCCCATATTGCTTAAGGTATTCGGGTTCTGCCCTCTTTGCATTGGGATTTCCCCCGCTTTCTTGATGTATGGTCGCCAATATGAGGGCGACCGGCACTCCTGTCTGCTTGCTCCATTTTTCGGCTAATCGCAACCAGCGTATTACATTTGGCAGTGGCTTCCACGGCATACTATCACTCCTCTGAATAATCAAAAGAGGGGCCGAAGCCCCTCCTCGTAAATCAACTTATCTTTGATGTTATTCTGTCGATTTTCTTTATCGCCTGCTCGGAGATTATATTTATTTTCTTCTCTCTGGTTTCAATAAGCTGGCGTTTTCTTTCCCCCGACATCCTGCTGTCTTTGGTTATTTCTTTGATTTCTTTTTGCAACGTAGATACGGCCCTGAGCTCTTTGGTCTGGATACCCTGTATTGACGACTTGGCTCCTAGGAGTTTTTTATCCCTGTCCGATATCTTGTCTCTGGGTGTTCCTTTTGCTCTCAGGGTTGCCGTGTTCAGGTCTTCAAGCAGTCCGTCTATTTCTTCCCTGAACGTTTGCTCAGTGCGGCGCATTCTTGCAGGATCAGAGAGGAACCTTGATACAAGCGGAGTTCCGTCATACCACTTGCTTGTTGGAAGCTCTTTCCTTTCTGCCGCCCTAACCGCAGTGTCCATGACCTTAGTCACATCCCTGCCTAGATTCCCCGTGAAGGCGTTTATGGCGTACTCTATCTTGCGAGGCGAGAACTCAAAGCCCTCCTTGCCCACTAGATTCATAAACGGGTCAGTACCCTTATAGATAGCCTTAGCCATCCACCTTGCCGTGTCTGACGTGTATGGGCCATACTGCTCAGTTGGTGAATACTGCAACTCAGACGCAGGAACAATTGGCCTATCGTAATATCCTGACCAGTTAGACCACAGCTCATAGGGGGTCTTAAATACCAGAGGCATAACCTCAGGTGCAACCGAGCCTAAGAACGATTCAGTAAAGTTATCAAACGCTCTCTTGTCCTTACCGTAGGTATACTCAAGTAATCTTTCAACCATAGAGCCCATAATAATCCCGGCGGAGTGCGGTTTCGGTATTGTTATAATGTCGTCTCCGAGCACATAACACCAAGATGCGTTTCTCTTCCATTCTGGAATCTCAAGGTATTTTTTACGCCTGTCGTCATCGCTAAGGTTCCACATTGTGAGAGCTATACTCGGAACAGTTATATACATCAGTCCACGCGCCAGCGCTTTTTTGTTAAGCTTGCCGCCGCGCCCTAAAGCTTTTACGAGCGAGTATGTGCCCTGTATTGCGACATTAGAGAATGGTACGTACTTGTTGATGTACTTAGAAGACCTGCCCCCACGGCTGAACCAAAGTTGATCAACTGTCCTGTAACCAGCCTCATCTTTATCCACGCCCATTTCAACCATACGCTTGTAACTGCCAATGCGCGTTGCTTCTTCTGAAAGCTCTGCCATGTCCCCAAGCCACTGAACAAACCTTCTTGTTGCGCTCTTGCTGTTAAGGGTTCCGTTTTTAGCTTTCTTATAAAAGCTCTTTATTTCTTTTTCGGCCTCAGCTTTGGACCCCCAGTTCATCGACTGTTGTCCGCCATGCCTTAGCCAGTCTTCATATATTCCCTTGTATTCCGGCTTGTTTTTGTTTATTGCAATCCAAAGACCTTTAACGCTGTCAACAAACGGGCGAACCTCTGGATTAACGACCGACGCGAGCATTGAGTCTCTTAGCATGTTAGGTATCCAGAAGCCCGGAGACCTTGTCACGCCAAGCCTTAAGATCGTACCCGGAACCTGTGCTACTTTTGACGCGAGTGTATCCTGTTCTTTAACCCCGCCGAAGGCTTCGAGCATGTGGGCTATGTCTTTGTCCATAGCATAACGCGATCTGTTGCCGTTTTTATAGACATAAAAGTCAGTCTCTGTCTTTTTAAGCTCGTCTTTCTTATTGAGAGGTCTGACTATCTCCTTGTCTATCTTTCCGCTGTCAACCTGTTCGGCTATAGCGGCCGCAGTTTCCTGCCTAGCTATAAGCCTCTGTAGCTTGCCTTCGCTGTAGATCAACTGTTCTACAGGGCTAAGGAAGTGTTCATCCCCACCGTGAAACCGCTTGAACGGGCTCGATATATCTAAAAGACCTTCTGATAGCCTATTCTGAAACATGTCCAGTGTTTCATTGGTGTCGATATCCCTTACGACGGGGACGTAATTTGGATGCGCCGTAACCATTTTATCGTATGCTTCCTGTGTAATAAGCCCCGCCTTAAGTGCCCTTTTAAGCTGTGACCGACCGATTCTTACTACTTGGTTCAGTTTTTCTTTCCATTCAGGATGCTTTGCAAGTATTGCGTCAAGCTCCTTTTTATATTCAGCAGAACTCTTATTCGTAACCTTGCTGGATTTAATCTTACGAAGTTCCTTCGCTTCATTGAGAAGCTCTTTGTATCTCACCATAGAACCCTCGTAAGCTTTCGTATACATCCTTATTTCGGGAGTACCAAACTGCCCCTTGCTGTCTCCAAGATAGTCCGTTTTAATCCTCTTGGCATTTTCCTTTTCCATTTTAGCCAGCCTCAGGCGTGACTCTATTTCAGCCTTATAAGCCTCTCTGTCTGACGCCACATCTTTAAACCTGTTATAGACTGCGGCATTGTCGAACGCCGGCTTATCTTCTATTGCGATATCTTTTGTAATGCTTTTAATTGACGGGGCCCCGTTCTCAGGGTCTCCATACTCAAGTATTGCAGTGACCTTGCCAGAGAGACCAGCAAGAGCCATCTCCATTTTTTTGTGCACTTCCCTGCCAAGGTATGTACGGGCATACCACCTGTCGTCAACCGCCTCAACCATCATTCTGTCAGCAATAGATTTCAGTGATCCGGTTTTGTCTTCACCCTTAAAGATTCCCGCGATATGATCTGCCAGCGTCTTGGGTCTCTTCTTTTCGGTAACTGTCTCTATCGGGCGAGATTCCTTTTCTACGCTGGCTTTGGCAATGCCACTTACTGCTCCATCGCCTTTCTGGTTATAGATCTTGCCGGATTCAACGTCGCGGAATATCTGCCTTGTGCTTTCCTTGCCAGTTACCATGCCTCTAAGGGTATCGAAGAAATCTGCGACCCTGTTGAATATCCGCCTAACTTTAGGCGCTGTCTCAAGTCTGCCCTCTTTGAACCTTCCATAATCATCACATAGACGTTCTTCTATCTGAGCATCTGTGGCCCCCTTATTTTCATATGCCTCCTTTAGCGTTCGCCACTGTTTCTCGCTCATGGCCGTTGCTACTGCAAAGTGAAATACCTCATGGTTAGCCGTAAAATTAGTAGCTTCCCCTTCAAGCAGGGAGATGGCCGAAACCCCTGCACCGTACTCATTTTTAGTAAACAGACCAACAAACTTGGCTTCCCCGCTGTCTAAGGCTTTAAGGGCGGCCTTGCCCCATGACTGCTCGACAGCCTTACGGCCTATTTCAATAACACCGTCTGTGCCTATTACGACCCTGTTGCCGTTGGCTGTTTTTACCGAGAACTTACCATCCTTTTCGCTAAACACCTTTGCGTTTTTACCAAAGAGTTTTTGTATGTTCTCTTTAGTCGCAACGAATTCAACGGAATTTCCGCTGGTAAGATCGGTGGAATACTTCGGCGTTTCAAGTTTTTTGTCAGTTTTAACGCCTTCGATTCTCCACCGCCAAAGATGTGTAGGGGAGTCTTTGAATACCTTTTGTATGGCCTTGGCCTTCTGCATATCAGTTAGCTCGCTGGACGGGTCAGATATTTTAACTATTTTATCCAGAGAATCACGGTACTTCTGCATTTCCTTAGCTTTTGCCGTGTCATTCCTAATAAAACGCTTATTTTTAAGCTCGCTGTCAACTAAGCCCATTTCCCTTACTACGTCTTTTTTAAACTTAACTAATCCCGTAGCCAGGTCTTCAAGCGTTAAATTAGTCATTCCCGGCTCATTTGTGTTCTTTTGCCCGCTCTTACTTGTAGAACTAAGCGTTTTGACATCTCTGTTATGCCTACTGAGCTCATATGCGCTACGCGCCTCTGGACTCAATGGAAGGAACATTGCCTTTTCTGATTTCATCTCTGTCGAAGGCAAGCTCCAACCGAAGTTATAGTTGGTATCGGGATCGCTTAGCACATCCTTGACTGCGGCAAAATCTCCGATCTCTATTGCCTTCAGGAGGACTTTCATTGACCTCTGCGCATCATCTATCGTTTCCTGTGAATATGCACTGTTGTCACCGCCAAAGGCATCTATCAGCCTTAAGACGTCTGTGCGAAGAGCGCCCTTATTCTGTTCATAATTCTGTTCAGTAAGCACTGTTCCGGGAATCTTATCTACCATTACAGGCTTGCCTTCTACTGGAGTTACATAGTTCTTCCCAATATTCTTGCCGGGGGCCATTGGGGCTTCTTGTTTAAGGGTAATCCAGCCGTTATTAAAGCCGTATCTTTGAACAAAGCGTGATACTTCCAGCAGTTTAACTGAATCTTTTATGTCTTTGTCCAGCAATATCTCGTCCAGCCTACCCAGTGCCTCTAGCCCCTTAGATGCCCTCTCTCTATCAAACGCATTTACTTCTTCTGTGTCAGGCATAATGTCCGACGCAGGCTTGCCGCTCTTATCTTTAGCCGTTTTTTCTGTCCCGGCCTTTTCTCTTAAAATGGGCTCAAGTTCCTTCAGGTATTCAGCGGCTTGCTCTAAAGTTTCAAGACTGCTTTTGTTATACTGGACCATTGCATCTATGAGCATGTTATTGTCTAGGTCCCTAAGGCGAGCCTTGTTTTGTGCCCGGTCTTCTTCTGAGCGAGCCTGTCTCTGTTCAATAACACCGCTTATAGCATCGCGCATTTCTTTTGTGAGCATCCCGTCATTGTGCCTTGCAAACTCAGCCTGCAACTTCCTAACCTTGTTCATGCGGTCGTGGAGCGATTTTATGCCTCTCATCTGCGGCCCGAATGTGGCAGGATAGTTGGTAAGGGCATCGGCCAACTCCTTGTCAGAATAAGTCATAGCCTCAATAATTCTTGGCGTTACAGAGCTAAACCCCTTCCCTAAATCGGCAATATGGTTTAGATCTATGTTATTAGGGAATGATGCCGCCGCCGAGAGTTTGCCGCCTTCATTGTCCTTCGCATTGTCATATTTAGTCAGGAAGGTTTTGAGTGAAGCCAGAGTGCTCTCGTGTTCCTCTGAAAGCATACTTGCCTCTTTAGCGTTATTGAGCCTGTCTTTGGCCCTGCGCAGTCCATCAATCTGTGACTCTATTACACCGAGTCTCTTTCCGGTGTCCTTATTGTCTTCAAGAGTAACAGCGGCTCTTTGGCTCTGCTCTCTTTTTTCTTCTGCTTTCTTCTGTGCTTCTTTGGCTATAGTCTTCTGTTTGCCCTGTCTGCTTATTTCTTTTATTTCTTTTTCTCTTGCCATATTCTCTCCCCTGAGTGCTTTCGATATTGCGGAAGAGTCGCCGATGGCCTTTTTAACCGTAGCGTCGTCCATGTTTTTAACTAGTTCAGACAATGCTGATTTTCCGTCTTTGCCAAGCTTAAGGCTTCTATTTTTGCCCATTTCAGCCATAACCTTACGCACTCTGGCCAGATGGTAAGTTCCACCGGTTTTTATATCTTCTATGGCGCTGTCTATTTTTGCTTTATATTCTGCATCCTTGCCGCCCCTATTGCCGAGAACCCTGCTGAGTGTCGTAAGGTGGGTGCCAAGGTGTGCGCCGAGAAACTGAACATTCGCTTCTCTGGCTTTATTGCGCTCATACGGAGTGGCTTTTTCCGGGACAAACATAGCCGGATTTGCGCTGGGAGGAGGGGTGGGCTCTTTTGTAAATGCGACCGCCCTTACCCCGGCCAGATCAAGTTTATCCTCTTCGTAGTTCTTATTTATCTTATCGCCTGAGTTGTCTGTTTTTTTTGTTATCTTAGTGCGATAGTTCAGCCTTCTAAGTGCACCTTCCGCATCGCCCTTTTCAAACATAATAATCGCATCGTCTATCTTTTTAATCGTAGCCCTGTCAGCGTCATCTTTTATTTTCTTAGATTCAAGCTGTTTCTTGTAGTTCGTAAGCAATGGCAAGTTTTCCTTAAGGCCCTCAGCGTCTTCTATGTACTGTCCCTTTCTTACTGGCTCTTCGATGACTCCTTGTGCTTTGTTTTCAGGGACGACCTGTGCTTGCTTAGCCGTTGTTTGAGCGACTGTCGTCGCCTCTGTCTGAGAGCTGTCCGCAGGCGTTTGTTGTGTAATTCCAAGTGCGCTCAGTATGGGCCCTGCGTTGGATGCGGCACCAAGCTTTCTGGAATTTTGACTATTATTGACCTTTGTCGCATTGGAAGGCCCAGACAATGTTTTGGGCTTAGGTTTACCCTTAAGGACTTCATCCCGTCTTCCTGCTGTGGAATCTTCCTGCAAAAGACTTGCCCTCTTGTTAGCTTCAACAAAAGCATTGTTGGCCGCGTTCATCATCCTATTTACCGCACCCTGATTCGTATCCAAAAAGCCGTCCGCTTTTTCGACAAGCAAACTGGCTTCAGAAAGATAGCCCTTTCTGGTGTCCAGTTCCGAAACTTTATCCTGATCGTTGTTTTTCGTTGCCATGGAAATGGCCTGATCAACAAGCGAGAGCTCGTGGGCTATGTTGGTGTTTGTTTCTGCAATGTCGTCTGCCGTGTAATTTTTAACTGGGGCATTTTTCGCTTCAGCAACAATTGGAGCTTCTGCCATCCGCACTGTCGGCTGGGACTGTGTTACCTGTGTAACAGCCCCTGTTGGAATCGGAGTCTTGCTTGTAATTACCTCGGCTCCGTTCCTGCCGCCCGGCACAAGGTCTATAGCACCTGAAGTGAGTCCTCCGCTTGCGCCTCCAACCAATCCTGAATAAAGTATTGAGCCGATATCCAGCGGGTCGCGTGCCCCCCACTGTTCGGTGGCAGTCTGGACGCCCTCTTCAACAAACTCATCACCGGCCCCCGCGAGCATTCTTCCGCCCCTTGAGCTAGCCAGATTTCCTAGTGTCCTAGCAATCCCAGAGTTGGCAACTCTTTCGGCGGCCTCTTGTCCGACCATCTTTGCCCCTGTCTTTTTAAGGACTTCAAGCCCGGCCTTACTTGCACCGCTTCTAACTGCGCCAAGTAATCCACCAGAGAGTAAGTTAAGCGGGGCCGTCACAGCCATTGATGGTCCGTAAGTTTTAAGCGAGGTCTCTTTTTCCGCCTGTATTGCCCCTACGCCTTTTTCCATAAGTGCCCTGAACGCCTGTGCTTGGTTCCCCTCTGCCTCTTCATGCCCCGTGTAAAGTGCGGCCAAGATAGGGAGAATAACTCCAATCGGCGCGGCGGGGGTAGGCAGCATGGCAAGTCCAGCCGCACTTGCGGCAGTATTTATTCCCATTGATTTTAATGAATACGGGAGAGACCTCACTATGTCTTCTGCAAAGCCCGATATTCCTGTCGGGTCTGCGTACTCTTCTGGTGTGTATTTTTTACCCTTGCCCTGATATGCAGTAGCTTCATCGCGAAGGTTTTTAGCTGTGACAAAATCACCCTTTGCCTCAGCAACATCTGCGTCCATTAGCTTGACATTCGCCTTTGAATTATACATATCACTGAATCCGCCTTGCAATGCGCCTAAAATACTCCAGTCCTTCTGTGGTTCAGGGGGGGCTGGAAACTGTGCAAGGAACTCAGCGTTGCTCATGTCGGGAGTATTTTTATATACCGCTGATTTGCGAAAAAGTTCATCTATATCAGGAGAGCCGTTTTGTCCGGCATTGATGGAAGTTGCCGTTGTAACGGGGCGAGCCGGAACTACTGACTTATTAAAAAGTTCATCTATCTGTTCTCTGGATAATGCCATAAAGGACACCCCCTAATTAATAAAAAAAGACAGCACAGCGTTTATCGCCATGCTGTCGAAAATTGCTTGTTTATGTTACTGACCCATTCTTGCCTTGACTTCTTCTCTTGCCTGTTCGATTGTGAGAGCGCCACCGCTGGCGGCTACCATTTGCCGTGCTGTTGCCTCTACGTCTAGCTGGGGCTGTGCTGATTGCGCCCGTTGCCCTGATCCGAACTGTGGGCCAAGGCCATCCAAAGACCTCAACAAGCCGACCCGTTGGTTTTTAAGCATCGCTACCAATGGGTCATTTGCGGGATCAGTTTCAAGCGCACCTATCTGTTCCTCTATTGCACTCACAGCACTCAATGTCTTAGTGTAATCCATCCCGTTACCACCACTTTTACCCTTGCCAGCAAGTGCCCCTTTGATAGTAAGCCCCGGTGATGGCTTCACAAACGTTATGCTTCCGTCGGCACCTTCTATCGGGACAAGCCTGTCGTTTTGTCCTATAGATGCTACTGCTCTGGCGTTATGGTATCCTTCTCGCGTTAAGGCCGCGTCTTGTTTCATTTTTTCTCTTTCAAGATCATTTACTGAAAGCCTGTCAGGTGTCGGAGTTTTAATAATTTTACGGGTAGTGCCCTCAACAAAGCCCGGTTGGTACGGATTTCTTTGCATGTATTGCACCTCTCCGCCTGTGTCTATCTGGACATCATCATATTTCGGAATTGCGGCTTGGAACGTATTCGAGAGGTTTTGAGAATCGAGGAACTGAGAGCCATGGACGATTGATCCGACTTGCTCAGGAGTAAACCCAGCACCTGTCATGCTCTTGGTATAACCTTCCCTGCCAAGGTTCGTTTCTCTTTCGTTTGCAATTTCTCCGAGTCTTTTAAAAAAGTCTGGCGACGCCTTTCCTGAGTTAGGATGGCTCATTGCTTTAAGTAAAAATTGTTCTTTGTTCATTCCATCTACAGAGCCAAGTTCGCCCATTATTGCTCGCTCGGCCTCTACTTGTCTCGCTTTATTTGCCCTCTCAAACATGGCCCCTAACTGTTCACCTATAAGTGAAGTCAGGAGCCCCCCTATGTTAATGGAATAACCATTATCTCTCCTTGGGGCCATTATCACTGCCATTTAAATCACCACCCATACATTCTTGCTAGTGAATCATACATAGACTGATCGCCACCGTAATATTCAAGCGCCGCTTCTGGACTAAAAATACCCGACGTTACCCCCGTATTAAGTCCTATTTGACGAGCCTGCGTATCAGGCATACCATTCGGGGCCGCAGATACATTCGGAGCGATGCCATACATCTTTAAAAGCTGTTGATATCTGTCTTCGGTGGAGCTTGAAACAGGGTCGTTTTTTGACGATGAGGATTGTTCTGTGCCGTTTACGGCCCTCTGTGCAAACGTAACTGGATCGGCGGCTCCATAATCAACACCCTGTTGATGTGATAATTGTTTTGCATATTCATCTGCGGATGAGGCATCAGGGAACATGCCGAGATGTCTCTTTGTTTTTTTAAACATCTGAATAGCCTCGTCGGTAGAAAGGACCCGCCCGTCATCACTAATGGTCGGGATAAGATAAGTCTTGCCGTCAAAGTCCACTGATATGCTTTTAACAGTAGAAATCGACCCATCTTCGTTTTTAACAACCGGCCTTGTACTGAGGTCAATATTGCCCTTAACCATAGCTCCAGACTTTGGTGCGCTGTTATTCTCCCCCTGCGTTACAGTGCCCTTGGCTTTATTTGTATTCTTTTTGTTTTCTGCCACAGGCGCATTTAATGTGGCCTTGGGTGTTATCATAGGGGCCGGCTCAGGCCCCTTAAGCATTGCATTTATTGTTGTATAAGGAGTATCGGGATTTTTGCTCCCCTGTACGACGGGAGCATTGTTCTCTGCGCCCCAAAGACTCGGTGCCCTTAAAAGACTGGTTAAGCCTGAAAGGATAGGCATTCGCCCAAACAGATCAAGCTCGCTCGGATCTATAAAATTAAGCATCACCTAGCTCCTCCGCTTGTGTTATATTGCTTCATCCACTCCAGATATTTATTATCATTAGCAGGTTGATACCCAGTAAAAGATGTCGCAGGTGACGAAGATGTAGCCGTAGCGGGAGTCGCCTGCCCAGTTTTACTCATGTTAACCAGACTCGGTATTGCTCCAGCAGGATTGCCCTTAGCAAGCGCTCCAGCCGCGCCGATCGCCGCACCAACAGGGGCCATTCCCGGAACGATCGAGAGCAGTGTTCCCAGTATTCCCAAGGGGTTGCTTCCTCCGGATTTAGCGTAATAAACTGACATACACCTCAGTCCCCCCTACTTTGAATCCTGCGTTACGATCGTATCGTAATCAGCGAGATCTTCGGAATCCTTGCGCTTCTGCCAGTAATTAAACGCCCCGGAATACTTATTATTCAGGTCATCGTAAATCTTACTCTGTGCGTCACTTGCCCCGCTCATTAGAGTCCCGTAATTCTGGCTTGCCTGACCTAGCATACTGCTGTAATTATTCGCAAAAGCATCAGCCGTGTTTGTCCCTATTTCGTTTATTGCCTTTGATGTTACCGAACTGTTAAGTACCCCTTTACCTGCGTTCTGTGACATAGCAGACCCAAGAGATTTATTCATTGACCTTGTCAGATAGTCATTAACAGTGTCCGTCATTCCAGAAGGAAGTTGCCCTGTCTGCGTTAATCCCTGAAGTCCTGAATATGCCTCGTTGTATTTATCTCCATACTGACCATATGTTTCATCGGCCTTGGTTAAGTCAGCGCCATAACCTTCGTACATAGGCATAAACTGGTTATACAGAGCCGAATCCATGGCTTGCATTTCGGCTGTATAAGGATCTCTGTTGGACACCTGTTCTGTGCTTGAACCTCCACCGCCCATTTAAAACACCTCCCGCGTCTCTAGCCAATAAACAGTCTGCCCATGTTTATTGACTTCCGTCCCTACTACTTCCCCGCCAAACCTGCGCATAAACGCCTCAGGATTCCTTACGGTGCATACCCTGAGTTTCTTAAGGCCATATTTCTCTTTCCCCAATCTGAACATGTCATAGGCTTTCTGCCTCCAATGCTTACCGTCTCCTGCCGCCTTGTGTATGGTCAGGACCGTGCAATCAGGATTCAGGCTCCATGTCATAAATCCATATTCAGGCTCAAAAAAAAGATGCTCGAATTTTTTAAATCCGGCATCTCCTTTTACTTTATCTGTGTACATAGCCCACCAGTAGCCAAATGGCATTGGGGCTTTGGAAATTTTCATTAAATCACCTTCATGACTATTTTGTATATCCCGTACCAAAACGCGCCACACAAAGTCAAGATATCAATCCACATCCACCCACGCTTAGAAATACCTGCGAAGCCGTTAAGCCACTGGAAGTCACTGCTCCCGCCCGCATAAAACGGATAAGCAATCAGGTGCGCGACAACCACCCACGGATACAGGGTCAGCCCTGCAAGATAAAGCAACGGAGCGGCTAAAATCTCCGCTCCGAAGCCTGAAAGTGCTATAAGTCGCTGATGTGCCTCTGTGTCGTCCGGCATGTCCCAGAGAAAGCGGATGCCTTGTCTTCGAAATTCCAACGTGTGACCTAAAAACATGGCGGTTAGGTAGTGCCCTAGTTCGTGGACTGAAAAGGCCAGGACGAAAGAAAGAAGCAGGTTAATTATCACTGACTTGCCCTCGCAATTCCTGTGGTATTGCTTCTAATAGAATCTCGCCCTGTTCTATCTTTTTCCTTAACAGGATCATAAATATCTCATCCATAACTACACCTCCGTTAACGACCAACTTGCAATTACCCCATTGGTAATTACAGGTCGGAATGTATATACTATTCCTGTTGCCGTGTCTGCTGTTGTTGCGTCATCGTTTCGGCTTTTTATCGTCATTAGCGGTCGGAGTGGTTCAGTAAACTCAAACACTCCATAAGCTAAATCACCAGCGGCCAAACTTGCGCTCGTAAAACTCAGCCCATTACCTGCTATAACAGCGTCAGTTATTGGCGTCTCGGAGCCGTATTTATACAATTCTTTAACAGCGGTGATTGCTTTGTCGAGCGCAAACTTGTCCGTGTAAATTCCAATATCTGGATACCAAGGTTCGTAGGTCACTGTGCCTTCAGAGAGAGCCAAGAACTGACCATTTGTATCAACCTCAGTGTCGTAGGGCTCTGCTATTGCCACGCCGTCTGAGTCCACGTTGTGCGTGTGGTAATATTTTCCTTCGCTGTAAGTTAAAATATCCTTCAGCGTGGCATTTGAATACATTGGATCTGTTTTAAAATACATTCTGCCTGTTTCAGCCAAAGCTGAATCCATGGAAACAAGGCAACCTGTGCCGCTAAAAGTTTTTTTGCCGTCAAAGTATCCCGATTGAACCAACATGTCAATTTGACTTGCGGTTTTGTCTGCTAGTCCTGCCACTGTCAAATTAATAACCATCAATCTTTTTACGTGACTCTTGCTACCTATTGCCATATCTGTTGAGACAGCTCCGTTTGCGTATATGGGCAAAGATGATCGCTGAGATGGCGGTGTAAAAATACCAGTTACATGCGTAAACACACCTTGGGTGGCAAGAGTGGAAAGCGTAACGGTGGCACCTGTATAAACCACCGGGTAATGGCTCCTAAAGGGCTTAAAATCAAAGCAAACAAAATATTTGCTTCCTGCAAGAAGAGTCATATTATTCGCGGTACCTACCGCATTGTTTACCGATAAACATTCAACCTGTAGTGCCCCATCAACAACAGATATACCGGAATAAGCATTCCCTGGCGCCCAATTATACGTTGTACCGGTAGCCAAATCCCCATTAACAGCCAGATTTGTTACCGTTACCCCATCCGCGCCGACAGTCCCCACGCCTACGCTATTTTTCGCAAGCATAACGTCGCCGTAGTCGCTTACAGTGAGGTAAGGTGCGTTTGAGTTTTCAATAGCAGACTTTTTAAGGCTATAGATTTCATCCATCAAGAGCTTTTTTTCTGTTTCGAGAGAGACCATGTCAGCCTTGAGTGCAAGGGCATCATAAACCACATCCTGCGAAGGTGCTATCCCCGTTACTCCGTTAGCAATAGCCTCTGCAACTTTCGCATCCACATACTTAGTGTTCGCCGCCTTCGTGCTGTTACTCCCTGCTGTCTGGTCAGGGACAATAACATCACCCGTAAATGTTGGAGAGGAAAGAGGGGCTTTGAGTGCCAATGCCGCAACCGTAGGCATCAAAATAGCATCCGACCACGTAACACCATCATCAGAACTTTCCCGCATATAGATAACATTTTCTGGAGGTGTGGTTGACCAGTTAATCTCATCTGCTGAAAACTGCCAGATTGTGTTAGGGGCAGGGTTGCCTTGGATACCCTTGATATTTACAGATGTCGGATTACCGAGTCCTCCGTCATTTGTCCACGAAATAACACCCTCTGCGCTTACCGCCGGAGTGAACGTTGTCCCCTTCGGTATCGAGACATTGAATACGGCATCTTTGCCCGAGCCGCTATTTGTAAAGGTTACGCTTGTGTCAGCGTCACCAGTAACCACTGTTCCAATATCTATTGTTGCGGTAATGTCGCTGACCGCGATAATATTTGTCCAAGTGAGTGCGGTTGTGTTCTTCCACTGTAAATAACCACTGTCAATACGGAGTGACACGTCATCACCACGGGGAATGATAAAGTTAAATACAGCATCTTTCCCTAAGCCTGAGTTTGTGACCTGAGCCTCTGTGCCAGCCGCACCAGTGCTTACTGTTCCAAGTTCAACAGTTGCGGTAATACTTGAAATAGTCAGTATGTCTGTCCAAGCTTCAGCAGTCGTGTTCTTCCACTGCAACTTGCCGCCATCTATTCTGAGTTCAACAGAATCGCCCATAGGGATGGTAAAATTAAACACTCCATCCTTGCCCGTGCCAGAGTTCGTCACCGCAACATCTGTTCCTGCAACGCCTGTTGTGACCGTGCCCACTTGTATTGTAGGAGTTATGTCGGCTATGAGAAGAATATTATTCCAGCTTACTGCTGTTGTAGTTTTCCACTGTAAATAGCCTTCGCTTATTCTTAATTCTACGCTGTCGCCCCTTCGTATAACAAAGTCCAGTATCATTTCACCTGATGTACCTGAGTTGGTTACTGTTGTCGCAACATCAGGAAGCGCATCTGTGACTGTCCCTATGACTATAGTTGCAGACCTGCCCCTCCTGCTTGATACCTCAACAACATCTATTTGTCCTGATAATTTCTCAACCATTTACCTGTTCACCCCCGGACTGGCTATCCAGTAGCCCTGTATAGTGCGTGTGACCATTGATTCCTCGTCTGTAACTTCTAGGTCATATACCCCTTCGCCATAAGCGACATCTCCGTCTGTATCCATTACCGTGTAATCAACGAGAGGCGCTGTGTCTGTGTCTGTAATGTGTACCGCTATCGTGTCATCCCATTCGCTTGTTACGTCATCCCACTTTTCAAACGTTATTCCGCCCCCAGTAAGGGAGGTCAGGGTTACAAGGTCATCAGATTCACTAAAATTATTTTTAAGAACCATCGTTGCGGAACATCCATTCAGGTTCAGATATGTTCCGTCTTCCTGCCTTAACCTAAGGGCAAAGAAACAATCAGCACCCGCGTCAATCCTGAGGGTGTAGTTTTCTGCCATTAGAACCACCTGCCAATTAGAGTTAAGTTTATTGTTGTTGCGGTTGAAGTATTGGTAGTGTGTTCAAAAAGGATAGTACCAGTGCCAAAATTCTCAGCTCCAACATCGAAATAATACGGTTTGGGCGTATTCGAAGCCGCGCACACGCTGAAAGATGCGCTGACGTTCCTGTCTATAAAAGTTGCAGGAAAGGTAATATCAACCCCTGCACTAATATATCTAACTCCTGTTGCGGCAACAGTGGTACATGCTATGTTCCCCATGCTTTTTCGAGGCATATAACATATCATCGTGCCATCTGCATGTTTAATATAATGTCCGTTGGCATTACTGCCACTTTCGATAATTGCGCCCGTAGGAACGCCTGACGATTGGGAAACCGTGCCCAGTATTTTGTCGGTCAGTGTTTTGGGGGTTATGGGTCTTTCGGTATCAGTGCCAGCCAATACCTCTGCGCTTGTCGCAAGTTCAGAAACGCCTTTAACTGTCTCTGATGCAACAGACACAGAAATAGTTCCTTCTGTTACATTGATATTAGCTCCTACTTTTACAACGCCCTTTGCCTCAGTAGTTGCATCGGGCACAGAAATAACCCCGTCTGCCACACTAAGATTGGTACCTATTTTCACCATGCCCTTAGCTACAGTCGAAGCATCGGGCACAGAAATAACCCCGTCTGCCACACTGATATTTGTTCCTACTTTTACAACGCCCTTTGCCTCAGTAGTTGCATCTGGCAACCACCCCTTATCAATCTTTCCTGTTTCGTCAGCTTGCGGTATTCCATCAATTTGAGGGGTGACACTTATTTTTCCTTCTATATCACCCCAGCTTTGCATAACCGGCGCAAGCCTTGACGCAAAATTAGGCACGGTCTGATTACCCGCCATATTCATTATCATATAGTTTTGACCTGATGCTGTTGTCCCCTGATAATTCTGTTTCAGTGTAATGAGGGTATCGCTGTCTACAACATCAACCTCATATAGATATCCTGTCGGGATATTGTTCGCATCAACAATATATAACTGGTCTCCGCTTACAACTCCTGCGGTTTTAAACAGGGTAGATGCTCCTGTAACAGCTTTAGATCCGTTTGTAACTGTTATGGTCCCGGTTCTGTACGTTGCCATGTATTTGAACCTCCCTTGTTACTCTGCAATTGCCATGTAATTAAGAGTGCCAGTGGCAAGCTGTTCTGAGCCGATAAGTGCATATGAAATTGAATTTATTTTTACCCAACATTTGTTCACTTTGCCATATAAAGCGGCACTCGTATCCATAGACACAAAAGCATCTGCTTTGGTAAAAACGGCATACCCCCGTATTGTTGATACTAATCCATTTATAGTGAGTGTTTGAGAGGCTGTTCCTGCGGCGTAAAGAGCAGAAGAGGGTTCTGTGGACACATCATTAACCGCCCTGTTAAATTTACCTGTTTTAATCAGATAAGATGATCCATTTATTTCAATGTACAAGGCATAACTAACATTAGTCATGTCAGCACCATAAGTAAATACCCCTCCACCATGATCAACATACCATTCATTACCTGCCTGTCCGTAACAAGAAGCTGATACAGTAAGAGTTGTTACTGTGACAGATGGTGAGGCTGTTGCTGAATAGAAAGTACCCGCTGTTCCTATTGCCCCTGTTGCAATTACACCAGAACCGCTTGCAGGAGGCGTGACTGTGCCTGAACCTGCGCTAATTACAAGCCTAGCCTGGGGTACAAAGGTTACAACCCCAGTTGTGCTATTTCTGGAAATATTTGTTGCCGCCAATTCCATGCTTTGATCCGAACTAGCGTAGGCTCCGCCAATAAAACTTTGCAGTTGTTTAGGAGAAACGATTATTTCAGGGATAGAAGGCCACGCCCCCGGCAATGTAGTTGTTACGTTATTAGTAGCTACACCGGTTGCCATCTTTCTTAATGATTTCATTGGAGCATATGCCCCGTTAATATATTGATAGGTCGTTATGTCTCCCGTATCTATTTTTACGTAGTCACCAGTGGTAACATTTTCAGGGTCTTTTACCTGAATTATTCCATTTACAGAATCAAGTAAAATAACGCCGCTTGACATTTGAACAACACTACCCGCCCCTGTTATAAACTCTCCTCCGTCACCCAGTTGTATCTTTGCCCCGGCAAAAATCTTTTCTCCTTTAATGCTCCCGTCTACAATGAGGTCTGCATTAATGCCGACTTCACCTGTGACTCCATTAACAATAAATGGCTGTTGAAGTTCACCTTCTACTTCTGTCAGTAGATAAAATCTATCTGCAAGTATGGCTATTTCTGATCCGGTTGACGCATCAGCCATAACCCCAATCCCGGCTATGACCTTTCTGCCTCCCGTTGAAGCCTGTACCTTTAGCCATTGCTGTGCCACTGCAACATCCATCAAATCCGCAAGTTCTTTGTCTTTGCAGTCACCCCAGAAAACGCCGTTCCACCTATGGATAAGTCCATTATTGTCTATCCACAGATCACCGAGATTTATATCCGCTGTGGGTGCACTTGCCTGTTGATAAACTTTAGCCTTGCCAGTAACAACAGTTGAAACTTCCTCTATTGCAGCTATTGAATCTCCACTGACTTTACCTATTAAATTACGCTGTATAATCTTATTTTCATAGTCATTTACCAGTGCAAGAACTATCGCATTTCCAGAATCATCTAAATTTTGGAACATTAGATCAATGTCGCTTGTAAGGGTTGGTCCTAATTTAGACTTCTCAATTGATCCGTCCGGCACATCTTCCATGGCAATAGCCGTAGTAGTTCCGCTTGCCACACTCGTAAAATCACTGTAGTTGCCATTGACATCCAATGCCCGTATCCAGTACCAGCGTGTTTCAAGTACTCCGCAGTTAGACCGCACAAACTCCGTTCCGTAAGCCTGTGATATTCTTTCTGCCGTAGCTATATCGTCACTATCAACACTTTCCCATATCTCAACATGCGAAAAATCCTCGGCAGTTGGATTTTCCCAACTAAGGGTAAGGGTTCTAAATCCCCCGGCCACAACAAGGTTTGTTGGCACAGAGGGCGGCGTTGCGTCTCCTGTTATGGTTTTTTCGGCGATTACGGTTGACGAATTGCCCTGTGAATATATCGCCGCGACCTTAATAGACACCGTATTGCCTTCTGTGTATCCGCTCATTCGGTAAGACGTTGCCGATCCTGACAGAGACACGGTAGTGTCGTTATGTATAAGTCTTATTGAGTCCGGGAGAAGCACTCCGGCTGGCTTATCCCAAGTCGCAACGAGAACGGGGAAAGATACCCCGCTCTCATCATGGCTGGTTTCCTCGGCAAGCGTTAATTTTCTGACAGGGTAGAAAATGGATTCAGTCGGAACTCCCAATTCATTTTTATTTGTATTTTCTAATTTTTTGATTCTTGATTCCAGATTTGAGATTCCCAACTAAACCACCTCCGATACTCCCAGCGTCAGGTTATCAAGTACCACTGTGCCCCCTGACGATTTAAGCGTTGGCCTGATTACATCATCAAGCACCTTCTGGTATTTGATTGTTTTTCCGTTACCCACCGTCATTGTCCACTGTGTTCCATACTCAAGTGTTACCGTTGCACTATCGTCTTTCTGAACGGTTATCTCGTGATAATCGACCAATGCCCTGTCCATAGCAAAATAGGGAGCCAAGGGAAGTTCCATACTGGGATTAATTGACGGGGTTACTGCGGCATCATTTAGTTTATAAAGATTTTTACCTATAGAAAGATATGTAACTCCGTTGCATTCAGCCACGGCAAGTATGGGTGACCCAAGGTCTATCCTTGTCCACCCCTGATACCTCTCGCTCCAACTGAGAATTGTATTCCCGCTGTTGGGTCTTACCCATATTTCTCCACGGTCTGGCAATTGCCATAGCTTTGCATCCGAGGTAAAGTTTCCAGCCAGCCAAGGATTTACCTTTTTCCCCTCTTTTTCCTCTATTGAGAAGTCATCGTATTCTTTTATCGCAGAGAGTTTTCTTATTCCCCTGTCTTTGTCCAAAAACATTATGTCGTTACCAACGGGAGCTACTGTATCCCTGCTGACAGGTTCAACTTGCTGTGCAATTGAAATTACTTCCCAGTCAGGGTAACTCCCGAATAATCTGTAAAGGTTTCCGTCCGTCCTGAATATAACAAGATCTCTGCCCAGAGAGATGACTTTTACTATGTCGCCACCCTCTTTGTATCCTATGTCTGCCCATATTGCGTCTGCGTCTGTGTAAACATCAGTACCGTTATCCTCAACCTGCCAGTTAGTCGGATCTCCTACGCCTGAGAACTTCAGTCTGTCTTTGCCTGTCTCCGAAAGAAGCAATCTGCCCTCACGTACCATAACGTCATGTGCCGTATTCCACTTGTCTCCGGCAGGAACATCAGGGTCTATCGGTATAGGCGTCTGAGTTGCGAAGGTTGTCCCGTCATAGCTCTGTATAACTGATCCTGACGCTATGAACAACTGTCTTTCGTTTGCCTCTCCCCAATCACAGAACTGAGGCGTAGAAGTTCCATTCAACGTACCTATAGAGGTCGGAGTGCTGTTGACCATCTTGTATATGCTTTTATTGGCTTCCAGTATCAGTCCGAAATTTAAGGATGGATAAATAGCGGTTACGTTGTCTGCCAGTGTAGTTATAAGTTCCAGCGGTTCCAATGTGCGAAACCTTCCGCCGTTTCTTTCGTAGCAGTAGTTTTTACCTCCGCTTGTTTCGTTCTCTTTAAGGAACCTGTCTGAGGCGGCTAAATTTAATCCACCGCCCCTGAAATCAGAGTAAGTCCTTGCCTTAGAATCACTACGCCTCTTTGACTTGATTGGCATCAGAGTTCGCCTTCCCTAGATACGCATTGCTCATTCTCTGGGCAAGCCCGGCTTCGATAGTTGACTGGTCTCCTGTTCTTGCACAAACGAGGACCACGGCATAGTTAAGAAGTATCCCTGCGGATGTCGTATCATCAAACGGGATATCGTCCCCCTTAGTTTCTACGTGAGGCTTAACTGCAAAGTATCTTACGGTTCTAGGTGTTACAGCCCCGTCAAGCGACATCCATCTACCATTAGCGGGATAAACGCTTTCCTGTCCCACGAAACGGACGAAGCCCGATGGAACTGAGGTTGTACCGGGGATAACGTTCATTTCCTTTATCATTAATGGATCTCCTGCCGCTATGCGCTCAAGGGAGAGCTGGCTTATCGCATCATTTAAGGCCGAGATAAGTTCTTTGTTGCCGTATGTAATCCTTGCCTCATCGCCTAGGCGCACTGCAACCTTTTTTAAAAAATCATTGACAAGCATGTTAGACACCTAGCCTTTCGTTTTTTCTCCGCTCTTCTTTTCCCCCATAAAGTAATCTGCCAAAGCGACCGCTTCGTCTATTTTGTTTGCAATAAGGGCAGTAGCTACCCTAGCCAAAGGAATAGAATAGTAGTCGGGAAGGGGTATTTCGCTTGAGGCACTTATGACACTGCTTGGGTATCCAAAATACCAAAGATCAACAGCGTCTTCTCCTGAGTGCAGAATGCTCCCAGAAATACTGAACTCTCCCTCGTCAGGAATATCAGTGTGAACGTTAAAAAGTTCTATTCCAGCACTGTCAAAGGCTTTAATAAGACTGAGATATCCCGAAGGAAGGCTGGCTGAGTCATTTATTACGGTTAAATCCGAGTTCATCCTGAACAGCGATCCGTTAAGCCGTGCGCTCTCTTCGGCCATAAGCCTCAGAGCGTCATTTATACTGTTGATTATTTCCCAGTCAGACAGTTTTGCTTTATTTGAATCGCCTGTGTATAGGCGCACCCTGTACATTATGTCGTTTGCTGTCACCTAACTCACCTCACCATGGTCCCTGACCTGTTATCATACGGGAAGACTGTTTTCCTCTGAAATACTGGCTGAGAGTGTTTGCATATCCGCTGGATACGGCGAACTCTATATCAGAAGAAGAACCTTGCTTTCCTTGTATAAGCAATACGACCCAATCGACTATCACGTTAAAAATTGAGTCGCTGAATGGAATATCAGAGCTTCTGTTTGCCAGCTTAGAAAAAGCAGGGATATAATCCACCAGCAGTGTGACTGGGCTGACGGTTGCCGGTTGCAGTGTTATTGTTCCGTCGTCCGCCCTATACCAAGGGGACGCTTCTGTTACGTTCTGTATCGACATCATGTCTATAAGTTCGTACATCGGGGCCAATATCTGTCCCTTGTCTTTATTTGCTACTCCGAACACCTTAGCTATCCCATCTGGTATTGTTGCAACACCCGTTGAGTTTGTAGAATATTCGGATATTTTTCTGAGTAGGCTGGAGTTCATATATACTCCGTAATTGTAAATTCCAAGCAACGCCCGGTTTAAGAACGCCAGAGCGTCTACTTCGTCTGGGTACGGTGTATTGGTATCCCCAAGCCGCCTCTTGACTTCTAGGAGAATCGCTCTGGCGGTAGTCATTATTTCTCTTCCTCTGCCTTAAGTATGGAGCGGATAATTGCTTCTCTTCCAGCCCTTGGGCTTATCGGTATTCCAAGTTCGCGCGCGTATTCGGTAAGCTCGCTCTTTGTTGCCGCGTCAAGCTGTTCGGCTCTGTCTGGCCCCGGTTCGGCCATTATGCTGAGATCTTCCGGAGTAAGCGGCGCGGAGTCCTCAAACTCTTCTTTTGTTTTCTGTGTGCTTATATAAGGCACGGTTTTATAGGGGTTAAGTATTGCGGCCCTCTCTGTTGGCATAACCCCCATACCTCTCTGTGTTATCGCAAAACGTGGGTATTCAGAGCGTCCAATAACAGTGCGAAGCCCGTCAACAATCTTAACTTCCGCCTGCGGAATAGCGCAGTTCATGAGCATGTTTATCTGCGCTCCAGTAAGCTTAATTGGCTTTCTTGTGGGGTATTCTTTAACGTTGCCGTTAAGTCCGCAGATAAATACCGGGACTTCGGGCGACAGCATGTCAACTACAGATACTTCGTAAACCATGTTGGGTTCGTAAAAAGATGGCATGTGATCCTCTCCTCTTGAAGTAAAAATAAAGAGAGGGCCGAAGCCCCCTCCTTGGGTTTGTTAATTAGTCTATGATGCGGCTACGGTTGCAACAAATGTTGCGTCTGCAACTGCTACTCCGCAGATTCCAGTGCTTGCTGTTGCGGGATCGGACACAGTAAGAGTTGCCTTCTTGCCGGCTGTCCATGTCGCCTGTCCAAGTGTCACGGCAACATTAAGGACACCGTTTACCATTGAACGCTCTCCGGCGGTAGGATCAATCGCCGCAACCCCTGTGCTGTCGTCATCTGCGATAGCAAGAAGCACCTTACCGTTATACCAGTCATGAAGATCCCCTGCGGCATTTTCAAGACGAATCTCAATGTCGTAAGTGACATCTGCCGCCTGAATAGCCGCAACAGTCGGGGCCGCTGTGGTCTGAGACAGGGTAAACTTCATATCCCCACTCAGTGCCTTTGTAACCATAGTCCTAAGGTCAACGAGCGCGTTAATATACTCCTGCTGTTCTTTGAATTTGAATGCATTTATGTCAGACATATATTAACCTCCTAACTAAGCCGCTACGGCGTGTTCGATACGGATCATCCAAGAATCGTTAAGGATTTTGCCTGTCCACATCGTCTTCCAACCGGCTGACCCACGCTGATTAAGTGGGTCCGAGGTATCCGAGGTATCCTTGTCTCCGTGCACCTTAATGATGACAGAGCTTGAAGAGCCGCTAAGGGGTACTTCGCCGTATGCGTTCTGCGCAAAGATAATGGTGGCGTAGATGTCAGCCTTTACGCCTGTAGTTGACAGTATGCCGGAACCCTTGTCTCCGCCAGCATCTGGAACCATAAGCGCGTTTGTGGTCTCAATAAAACGGACACCCTTATACGCTCCCACTTCTCCATCCATAACCCCTGTCTGGCTGGCGTATTTTTCAACGGGAACCCAGCCTTCAAGTGATTCAAGGGTGTGTGTGGTGTTCGGGTGGCAAATGGCTACATATGCCTTGCGGATAGGGGTTGTCGAAATGCCGGTGCTCGGCTTGATTATGCTTGTTATCTGCCTTGCATTGGCATTTTTAAGTGCCCTAATCGCCACCTGAATATCTGTGGCTGATATGAGAGCTATAACATTGGCCCTTCCGTCAACTGCGTTGGCATATCTTACATTGGAACCAGCCGCCAGCTTGTCGCGCATAAGGACATCCATTGTCTCGCCCTGCTGTTCGCCAAGCTGTTCCACGATCTCAGTGAGAATGGGGTCCATATAGAGAAGCTGAACCTTGTCTGTTACAGGGACCCAGTCACCGTACTGTTCTACTGTTGCGGTGATCTCGGTTACTGTAATTGAGTTGCCTACCGGTGTAATCCCCTCTGTCAGCGGCGTGGTTGCCAGAGAAAGAGAACCCCACCTCTTAAAGCGGATTATCTCTCCCTGATTCTTAGGAAGAGGGCGGATCTGTGCAAACTTGCGGTACAGGAGAAGCGGAACTGCCTTCTCAAGCGCCACCTTATCGTAATAGTCCTGTATTTTTACAGGCATTGTGGTTGTGTTTACCTGTGCCAAATGGCATTCCTCCAGTCAAATACTAATGTTTTAGCTATAACCCCTGTCGGTTAAGCATGAATTTCTCTTTCCATACCCTGAAATCATCATCGGTCATTCCCTTGAAATCAGGCAGTTTCTCCCCCACACCTCCTTTATTTACCTGCTGAAATGCTTGGTTCCCGCTTTCTGTAAACGGAACCTTTCTCGCGGGTGTCTGTGGTGCTTGTGGCGCCTGCGGAACCTGCTGTTGCGTCCCGCCAAAAAGCGAGGGGGCCCCAAAATATGCTGACTTTCCCTGCGATCTTCGTATAGTGTCGTAAACGGACATAAAAGTTGGTCCGTCATTGTCCATAGCCTTTCTTAGCCCGGCTGGGAAGCTGGGGTCCTGAATCGCGGCTAGGACTGCGTCTTTTTCCGGGTCTGCCTTAACGTAGTTTATTATTTGAGTATTGGCGGCCCGGATCTGTGCCACATGGCTCTGCTCCTGCATCTGCTTAAAGTGATCCTGAATTTTCTGGTCAATAAGTCTCTGGTTACGGTCTTCGCGCCACTGTGTAAGGCGCTTTTCGTAATCGTCATAATCCTCATCGTCGCCCTGTTCGGGCTCTTTGTTCTGGTCTTCTTTGGTGGTCTTTTCAGGCGTTGGCTGTGAAAGAGGCACACCAGACTTATATGCTCGAATTGCTTCTGCCACCGCATTTGCAAGCCCAGGATCTTGTTCTATGGCATCAATAACGTGCGAATATGGCTGGAGCCTTCCTTCGACCTCCCCAAACTCAAGTCCTCTTTTTGCCAGTTCCTCAAGCTCAAGCTCTGATTTAAGTTTGTATTCGCTTGCTCCAACCTTTATTGTCTTATAAACGGGAGCGTCTTCCTCTTCTGCCGGGTTGCCGCCCTCCGGTTCAACGTGAGTGTCTTCTTCCGCCAAAGGCTCCTCGATGGGTATTACTGGATCATTACCCTCTTCTTCGCCTTCATCGGAATATCCGCCCCCAAGAAGCGGCGATTTTTTGTCGAAGTCTGCAAACTTAACGTCTTCGTAACTCTCCTCAAAAGTTGGATCTGTTATTTCTTCCTGTCCCTCTGTGGTTTTCTCGGTCATCTTTATCCCTCCGTTATTTTTGTGTTTTCTTTATCTTGTCTTCTATCCACAAGATAAATTGTCTTGCGCCCTTGATGTCGCCATGGATCTCGTCTACTGTCGGCGCCAGCAACGGCAGTCCATAAAGCCTGTCGTGCTGTTCCGACTGATAGACGCCCTCCAGAGTTCTGAGGGCGTCTATGTCAAGTTTTAGCAAATATGGGGCTACGCACTCAAGGCAGTTCTGTTGCTTTGCCTTATAAGCCTGTAGCCTGTCGAAATATTCAGGGTTCTCCATTACTGTCCACCTCCCGGTCCTCCCGGTATGGTTCCGCTTGCATAAGCGATACCGTCACCTTTGCTCGGGCCAGCAGACTCCCTTTGTCCCTCTGGTGCAACTCCGGGTTGCGGCTGTTCTTCTGAGAGATCTTTACCAACAACATTGACCAAGGCCTGTCTTGCCGCCATTATTCCCTGAGCAAGCTGTTCAAGCGAAGGCGGCTGGCCATTCTGGACCATCACGGCAAGCTGGTCTATATACTGAATTATCTGCCTGAGCTGTGCCGTATCCTGCGGATCACTGATATATTTATCCGCATCTGCAACGCCCCATGTTTCAAGTATTTTTCTTACGACCTCATAGACGTTGTTAGGTTGCATGACACCTAGGCCCAGAAGTATTTGGGCGTAGTTCAGGATTGTCATCATCTGATGGACGTCCTGTTCTTCCTTGTTAGTAGCTCCGCCAATATCAACACTTACATCGAAGTTCCCGGCAAGATCATCAGGGCTTATTTCGAGAGGTTTTCCATAGACCCTTATAACTATGTCCTGATCAACAAACTGCTGATTAAGCATAAGCATCTTCTTGTAAAGCTTCCTGAACCCTGTTTCTGCCATAACCCTCGCAATAAGTTCTATTCGCTGTGACGATGCACTCATGATCGCGTTAATGCCGCTTGCAGTTTTATTAAGGCTGTTGGCATCTAACCCTTGGTTATATCTGGTTATACCTGTTCTCTGTTCCAACTGCGTCTGTATAAACTCCATAGTCTGATATGCATGTTGAGCAAGGGGGGTCGGAGTTATCTGCTTTACGCCGCCCAGCCTGTTAGTCATAACCACGCCGCCCGGCCTTGGATTTATCAGGCTGTCGATATCAACTCCGGCAGTTTCGTCAACTTCCCACATCTGGTTGTTTTGAAAGGAAATATTGTCAAGCGTCTGGCGCAACAGCGCCGTTTTTACCTTCTGATACTCGCCGACAAGATCTACCATACTTACGCCCTTCATGGCGAAGATATCCAATATTGGACACATAACCTCGAACGGAGGCTCGCCATGTGCGTATGGGTTGCGTTCCATGCGGATTATCGTGTCATTTGCCACCACTACCAGATAAGGCTCGGCTATTCCAGTGTCATCAACATCAAGAAGTCCCCACCATTCCCACACGTCTACCTTGCGCCTTGCTTTTTGTACGTCATTTCTTGACGTGCTGTACGAGAAATTATTTGCCGCGTTTGCCCTCATATATGTCTCGTCATCATCTTCTCCGCTTTTACCATTTGCATTGGCTCCGGCTTCAACAACGCTGTCGATATTAGAGTAAACGCCCTCTTTTTCCTTTTTCTTCAGATAGGAAACTGTGCGCTTAACCCTGTGTATGACAAATCTGGCATCCTGTATGTCCCTTGCTTCTGGATCACAAAAAAAGTCCTCTGGAGGAATTACTTCTACCAAAGGACCACTGTAAATCTTTATTCTCTTTTCACCTTTGACCTCCTGATAAACCCTGTAAGGCTCAAGCTGTGCAGGTTGCAACGTTAAAGGCATTGCGTTGCTTCCGCCCGACATCATTGTGTAAGGATTTATTACAGGAGACTGAGGCTGTGCATATCTTACATCTACATTCCCGACCTCAAGCCGCTCTACGTCCGAGTCAGACCTGAGCTCTTCCATCTGGGGCTCTGATATCTCAGGAAAAGCAAAGCCCTTTCTGACATATAAATCCTGCCATGTAACTTTGGCGGGAGAGAGCCCATAGACCAGAGAAGATTTTATCCATTCATGGCCTATCCTGAAACCGTTGCCTTTGTCCGTAAACTGCCAGTTAAGCAGTTTTTGGAACTTTTCAGCCTTTGATATGTCTTCGTTGCCTATGGGCTCTACGGAAATACATTTTCTGGAGCCGAAAAAGGCTTTCATAAGTGATGGCATAAGCCACTCTATCATATCCATGACGTCGCTAGATTTTACCCTGCTTCGTCCGGGCCGGTCTTTTTCTCCGTTTCCCATGGCTCTGTACAGTTCGTAAGCTTCCTGCCTTGCGCCTTTCTCTGAGTCGTTTGCTGTCTTTGCAACTTCTATGTCAGCCTTGACAACCCTAAGCGCTATATCATTTGGGTCGCTTGATTCATCGTAAGAAGCCGAAGTAGCTTCGGCGACTTCCGGAAGTTCCGGATTATAAGTAGCATCCAATATTTAGCACCACCTTGCCTTATGGAATATCAGCGCTTGGGTAATTTATCTTGCGCGTAGAACTAATCGGCTGGCTCTTCATATCTCTCCACTTTGGCCCCATTGCAAGCCACAGCAACAGTGCCTGTATAGACTTTCTGTCAGGAGCCTTCAGCTCCCCGTCAAGTGCGTTATACAGTTCCCAAAGCAACCTCTTGCACTTAGGATTTATTTGAAGTTTTGGCTTGCCTCCGTCAGGAGAAGTAAAGTAGCTAGAAAGAATCGGCAACATAACACTGTAATCGCACATACTTTGCCACGGTCTGAAACCAACCGCAGTATATGCGCTCACTCTTATTTGCCCTGTCTGTCTTCGCTCTTTAAAAAGCTCCATCGGAGCCTGAAGAGATATAACCTGCCTGTGTCCGAGCATGTCTTTGTATTTCTGAAACAATTCTTCTGGAGTTACTCTGGCGTATATTTGGTCAATGATGGTCAATTGACCTTCCGGCGAGCATGTACCTAGAAGTATAACTGAATCACCGTCAGGATCAGAGACCATTGAGGCCCATAGCGGCCAATGCGCAGGTATCGGCATGTCGGGCGAAACACATGTCCTGCTGTTAAACGCAGGAACAAGAAGATCCGCCCTTGCATCCTCTATCATCGAGATAGCGTCCAGTATGTCGTCATGTTTACTGACAGGAAACATAGTAACTTCTGCCTTGAGATCTTCGAGCCATTGCGCATGTTTCGGCGCATAGAGCATTCCCACCCGCATAAGAGGCTGTAGCCTGCCCCTTATCTTAGAGTTCTTGTTGCCGCGTGTTCTTACCCTTACGACGTTGAAATATATACCTCGGTCTTTTTGTTCTTTTTCAACGAAGTGAGCAAGCGATTCCTGATAGGCGACAGTCTCTATCCCTACAGAAATTGGCCGCCACCTTGCAACAGCCCTGAAAATGTCATTTATCTGTTCGCTTGGATTTCTCCTGCGCCTATCAACATCAAGGATGTACCATTTGTTGTCCTGCGCAATGCCAACCGTGACTATAACCGTTGGGTCTGCATCTGCTTTTTCGCTTATGCCGGGGTCTGTCATGGTGATTATCGCCATGCCGGATGTATCAAGTTCCATCTCGTCATAAAACATCATGTTTTCCCATTTGAGAGGATGAGACTCTTCGGCCATGGCCCTGCACATACGCTCTCGTTCCCATATGTCTATCTCACCCATAGCCTCATATGCTTCTCTTTCAGCCATACAGTATTCATACGGGAACCTAGCAGGCCATGCCGCCTTGAAATCTGCTGTCAGCCAAGGCACTCTTTCTGTTTTGAACCCAAGTTCCCTTGCATGTGCAAATATTTTTTCAATTACACAGTTCGGCCCCATGTTGTTGCCGATAACAAATATTCTAGAACTGTTTCCCAGAAACTTAATGTCGCTCAGGAACCACCTCCAGTCCTTCTCAAGCGTGACCGGAGATTCCATATCTTCAATGTCTTGTATGTCGTTTAGTATTACCATGTCTGGCCTTTTGGCGCCCCATACGATTCCTCGCACAGCGGCCCCCTTGCCGTAAGCTTCTATCCTGACCTGCATTCCATCCTGATACTGGACCTGAAAGGCATCTCCTGAGTCTTCAATGATCTTTGCTACGTTGAAGCGGAGCCTCTCGTTGTCTATCGACTGAAACTGTCTGGTTATATCCTTCAGCTTCTGGCTGGCCTGAGTTTTATTGTTTGAAATAATTACTATGTAACTTCTGTTATACATGGGATACGTTAGTGCGTGGAGTATGTTTGACTGGTACACATACTGGTCTTTTGCGCTTTCACGAAACCCTTGTATTGCTATATGGTCTCGGCTGGTCAGTATTAAGTGCGACCATCTGTGCTGAAAATCTGCCGGCTCCACGTCTGACGAAACCGCTAAAAATTCTTGTCTAAAAGTAACAAGAGACGTAACTGTCTCTTGTAGCCTTATCAATTGTTCTTCAGTTACTTCTTCCTCTACCATCTGTTTACAGTCTGTAATCATTACCAAAAACCACCGATCCGGAGAATTCTCTTATTTTTCTGATTTTTCTCCAGATTTTTTTAAATTTTTCAAGTATCCAATCCCAAGCGCTCATAAAACCACCTCGTTTCACAGGGTTAAATCTTTCCCTGTACGACCGTTATTTTCCTGTTCCAACCATCGAGGCAAATTATCGGGCAGCCCTTTGGTTGTGGTTCGTAGCCGAATGACGCGGCATAACCGCTACCCCTGTCAAGAAAACTGCCGGAGTTCACGAACCATGTGATCCTTTCGTTTATGACGTCATTTCTTTGGTCTGGCTCATAAACCATGCCGGGAAAGCACATCTGTCCATGAGTATGTCCCATCATATAAACGTCTGCTATGACTATGTTTTTTAACCTGTCAAGGTTGTTTGCCTTGCCGCCCTTAAGTCTTCCGCCTCCGTATCCATGCGTTACATAGAACGTGTAATACGCCGGTCGGAAATGTTTATTCTGACCAAACCTGATCTTAAGCAGTGCCTCTGGTCCCCAGAAGGGTATGCCTAGTTTGTCGGCTATACACTCTGCTGGACTTATACCAACATCCCTGCTTGATCTTTTCTCATGATTACCTTCGGTTTCCCCAAGTATTCTGCCGGCTTCAGCCAGTGGTTTAAGCATAGTTACGGTCTCTATTATTTGGTTCCTCGGTGAAACTATATCCGCCTCATAGATATCGGACACACTGAACTTTGTTGCGTTATCTATGAGATCCCCATTCAGAAAGCAATATCTGTTAGGCTCATCAAGCACATATTTGACATATTTTTCAAATAACGGGCGATCAAAGTCGGGGCTCCCAGTATGAAGATCAGAAAAGCCAAGTATTTCCAGTTCTTTAAAATCTTTACTAAGCGTTACCGGATGGACTAGCATGAAATTTTCCGCTTACACATAAGTCGTCCCCCTGTCAGCGCCTTGTGACATTAAATTCATCCAAAATGCGTGACGCGCGGTCATAAAACCTCTCTTTTTCAAAATCATCGAGGTTGTCCCATTGGCCGTCAGAACTGCCGTTTTCTCCGCAATATGCGTTATATTCTGCCTCGGCAAGTTCATCAACATCGACCATTTCTTCGCTTAGCGGTCTGAAGAGCAAGTCAAGAAATGCGCCGTCATAGCAATAAAATCTTCCACATGAATCTTCTGTAATAAACGTGTCAGGCTCTGCTTTTATAAACACGTTCTCATCTCTGATAATGAGCATCTTCTTGCCTTTGTCCGAAACCCTTATCTCGAACCTGTCAGGGAACTCAGTGACGAATTTCTTCATAGATTCCTCACTGCCGTCGTATTTCGCTATGCTGACAAGTTCCTCCTTCCGGAGATAGTCTTCCCACATGGCTCAGTCTGTGACCTCTGGGAAGGAACAGCCCATACAGTCCTCACAGTCAACGTCGGCATCCGCATCACAGTCGAAGTATTTAAAAAAACTATCTTCGTCCATCGAACAGAATCCGCCGTCACCAGTGCCCCTAAAGACCATGTCTCCACCTACAACAGGAAGTATTCCGTCTCCGGTTTGGATAAAGAGCCCTCCAAAGGTATCGTCTTTGTTAATCCCGATTACAAAAAACTGAGGATACTTCTGACAGAAAAATTCCGCCGATGCTTCTGTTCCATCGAACAGAGCTCCCTCTACTTCCATTGGTTTATTTCTGAATAGCGTCATTCTCATTTCTCTACCCCTCTCTGGTTTGTATTTAAATAAAAAAGCCACCCTGCCCCGGAGAGCAGAATGGCTTTAAGTGGACTTTTGATATTTAGAGCCACGAGAAGGCCCATAAGTTTTAAAACTGGAATAAGTAATCATCCTAGTATAACTTCTTTTAAATTTACCCTATCTAGGCTTTGAATTGACCTATCTGGTGGAGTTAGAAAAGGTTGTTTTTACACTTGGTCATATAAATACACCTTGAAGGATGTAAAATATGAAAATCAAAGCCGGCCTTTTAAAGCGGGGTGCCCTGCTTTTTCTTCTCGTTTTTTGATCTTTATTGCGTTTCGGTTGAACTAAAGAAGCTTTTCTCTTTTCCTTTCCCTCATACTCCCTATCCTTTTCTTTTTTTAAGAAACCGTTACTTAAACCCTATATATCTTGTACTGATCTTTTGACTTTTGTTTTATATTTATATATATATATTAATAATAATAATAAGAGCTGGGCAAAATACCAAAGCCAAGAAGAGTTTATCCGGGGCGGCGTTTTCCTTCCCCTTTCCCTTCTTCTTCCTATTCCTATTCTATTTCCCTTTCCAATTCCAGACATGGTATATATACCCTATGCATACCCTATCTGCTCTTGCAAATACCATATATATACCGTATCTATACCCTATACATACCATATGCATACCCTATATATACCCTATGCATATAGTGTGTCGTGCTTTTTAAAATATCAGTTATTGGCGCGTTGCTTTATTTCTTTCCTGTAACCACTGATTTTTAGATGTTTCTGTGTAAAAAATAAAATAAACCCACGGTTGCCGACAAAGCACAACATCTCCATATAGGCGATAGATGCCAGTTCTATCCTCGTGGGGTTTATGTATCAAATAATGCATTTTGTCATACGAAAATGATTTTGTGTTGTTTGGATGAGACATAAATAAAGACAGGCGACGCCCAACAACTGGACCCCGCCTCGGACTCCTTCCACAGCTAGTGGATGAATAATAAAATGCCGCGCTGGCATATGCGCGGATGTACCCGCCACCTGTTGCCACTTCGTTCCTTTTCGGCGACAAGGGCAACAGGGTTCATCATGCCGTCAGGACTATTAGGGATGCTGACCTTCATGTGCGTCAGCCTAGGATTACATGCCCCCATTGATGCTATTTTTAACATGCCGCCCACCAATAGGGGACTTTTATAATAAACGGCATATTGTCCTCAGTGCGTTGCGCACCACAACTGAGGCAGAACACCTTAAACAGGGGCCTTGCTTTCGCTAGTATGCCTGTTAAGGATTTCCTCAGATAATGTCCATACACCACTACGCAATAAGTGTATGAACGTTTCGGGAGAGACATTGCCTCGGCACTGGCAGTTATATCTTAGTGGCAAGCTCTACGTAGTCCCTAGGCTTGGTAGGTCTCTGCCAGCCCCCCAAGCCATATCATCAATATTAGTGCAATATTGTGTAAGCCTTACCAGTCGCAATCCCTGTAGTGTAAGGTGAAATGCGTCATGGTTTACACAAGGGCAATAATTAGTCTAATCTTTGGCCGGTAATCTCCGTTTCGCAATAGACTTCCCAGTCTTCTGCGAACATTTCGATCATCGTTGTTTTCCAAGGCACACGGCCGAAGCGGCTCTGTACATAAAGAAACGGCGCTGTCATATCCCTGCCGTTGTCTCTCTCAACTGGCCATGGGCGCCATACTTTAATTTTTACATCAGGACTCCATTTGGGCAGTCTCATGTAATGATCTTCACTGAGCTTGATAAGTTCAAGTGCCTTTCCAAAACTTAGCCCTTCCTTGCCTCTTTTGCTTTCTTGCCCGTTCGTAGGTTCCGGATGCCCGTAGGTTTTATTAAAAATATCCGGCTTACAGGGATAAAATTCTCCGTTCACACCCCTGATTATGTAATCCCCTATCTGCCCTGTCATTTCACCTTCAAGCGTGTTTATGCGAAGAACGGGCGGATTGACGTCATATCCAACTCTTACGGGATCAAGTCCCATAGCACAGAGTGCCATTAAACATTCATTCGTGTCTTCAAACCTTATTGCCTCGATTGTTACAGGAACTTTGCGATAATGCATATTCAATCTCCTCTCAAGAAAAAAATATCAACTGTTTATTTAATGCTCTATTTTATTTTCAAGTCCATGGTCCGCCCACTGTAGGACAAAGCCAAGCATCTTCCATAAACGGTCCTTAATGTGTCCTATGCCCACCTCGTATCCTATTGCCCCGTTATAATTAGCCGGATCAACGCACGAAGATGTCTCGTAATCAAGAAACCCGCTCAATAGTCTTGCCCTGACCAGCGTGGTCTTAGGGTCGATATTCTGATATCCTGATATAGATATGAATCTATCTATGTCGTCAGATGAAAGGCTGTTTGCCTTCGCGATAAGAAAATATTCCCTATCAAACACATCTTTTGAAGACCAATTTTCATGTCCATCAGGATAAATAACCCTGTATCCATCCTTGCCGTCTTTCTCGCAAGGTTCGGCTTCAACGCGCTTTACTCCAAGATAATCCTGCATACCTATCTCTCCTCGGTTGTAAGTTTATGTTTCTGTAGGTGGCAGGCCCTTGCGTTCTATTTCTAGGCGACAAGGGCCTCGTTCCCTGTATTGCCGTATTTACGGCTGTATCAAGAACCGGCCCTGATGCCGGTAACTTGCAACCGGCAGGTACAAGCCTGCCAGTTGAAGGAGGTGTGTTGCGAGGTAAAAGGAGAAGGATGAAGCGATTTGGTGTTAGATAGATGATCGTCTATATATAAGATCTGCTTAATCTTGATTTGAATTTGAAGCCGACTCCATAAGCTCTTTAAATGCCGCTCTTCCTGCATTAAGGACAGCAAGCTGGGACTCTTTCAAGGCCACCTTGTTTGGATCAGCGTCAGATATTGCTATATCAGTCCTGTCGGACCATCCGAAGTTCTTAAGTGCGAAGATTGCTCCAACCGCGTTATTCCCTGACAGCCTTGCCTCGTAATATCCCTCGACTATTGAGATAGCCGTCCGGATCATGTCTCCGTATTCTGAGTGGTAGCGAAGCCCTGACAGAGAGGATTTATCGCTGAGTCCGAGAGAGAGCATCAGTCCGGTATAAGTAACCGGCGCCTGAAGCTTCTCGCATAAGCTGAAGTATTCATTGAGCCTGTTTTCCAGCTCTTCTGCGTCCTTAAAACGTTCCCTGCGACTAAAAAGCCGTGCAAAAGAGAACGAAGTTTCCGTAGACTTAACTGCCTTTTTCTTAGACTCTCCAGCCATTAATATCACCTATCTTTTAGAAGCTCTATAAGTATACAAAAAGTAGACGTAAGCATTTACATATATAG